AAAATAAATTTTATGGTTCTCCGATTTGGAAACGGATTCGCCATTTGCAAAAGACAAGGAAACCAATGTGTGAGGTTTGCGAGGTCAAAGGCATTTTTACAGATTGCTCTGATGGAAACAACAATGGAATTGCGGATCACGTTGTTAGAATCTTAGAAGGTGGTCATCCTTACGATGAGCGAAACTTGCTTACTTTGTGCAAACGGTGTCATCATGTGAAGAGTAATATGGAAGGAAAAGGTTATGCTCCAGCAAGAATACCAAGTTCTGATGGTTATTACCTTCCGGAGTGCAGGGAAAACGTAATTACGGCTATTATTAACAAAAAAGTAAATTAAAATGAAAACAGAGAAGTTGAAAGACTTACAAGGTACTTTAAAACCAAGTAGAGTTAAAAGAATTACACCTCAAGCTATAATTGCTCATAATCCATTTGATTTAACTGATGATGAGCAGAATACGGTTGAATTGGTTAAGAAACATCTTGAATCTGCTGATGCAAGTTACAATGTTGACATAATTGCCATTAATATGTTAGCAAGGTTGCTGACTGTAATACAACACGCTGCAAATAATATCCTTAAAAATGATGGTGTGGTTGTTTACCCTAATGGTGTTCAACAGATTTCTCCAGAGTGGACGATGTTTAAACAGTCGGTTGAGATTTACAATGATATGTCTGATAGGTTTGGTCTTGACCCGAAGGCAAGGTTGAAGCTTGAATACTTTAACAGAGCAGACAAAAAGGAAGAAGACCCAATCATGAAGTTAATTAAGAACGCATAATGTTTGACTTAGAGAAAGAATTGATTGGTGAGTATGCAAAGTTAGCTATCAAAAGACACTATGATGACGTAAAGAAGTCTGAAAATGCTAATTTTCCTTACTATTATGACGAAAAGGCTGCTGACACCTATATTTCCTTTATGAAGGTATGTAGATTGACTAAAGGTGAGTATGCAGCTATGAATGTGAATGTCATGCCATGGCAAGAGTTCTTTTGGGCTATGATATTTGGTTGGAAGCGTAAAATTGATAAAAAACGTAGATTTAGGAAAGTTTACTTAGAAATATCAAGAAAAAATGCAAAAACAGAGACTGCTGCCTTAACTGCAGTAGCTTGTTATATTCTTGATCAAGAAAAAGGTGCAGAGATTTATACTGCTGCCACTACCCGTGACCAGGCAAGGATATGTTGGGATGCAGCAAAAGTAATATTGGATTATTTAAAAAAGGATAGTCCTGCGGTTAACAAGATGGTTCAAGTTAGGGCGCACTCAATTTACTCTACTGGTTCTAATTCTAAGATGATTCCTGTGTCATCTGATGCCAAAACTTTAGATGGACTAAATCCCCATGTGGCTATAGTGGATGAATTTCACGCGCATCCCGATAGTTCGGTTTTAGAAATCATGGAATCTGGTATTGGTAGTAGAAGTCAGCCATTAATCTTAATTACTACAACCGCAGGATTTAATAAAGAAAGTCCGTGTTACCAATTAAGAAAAGTGTGTTTAGATATTATTAAAGGCCACAAACATGATGATGCGGTGTTTCCTTTAATATTTTCCTTAGATGAGGAAGATGATTGGCAAGATAGTAATAATTGGGTCAAGTCTAATCCTTCTATGAATGTGACTATTGGTATGGGTTATTTACAAGACCAATACACAAAAGCCATAAATGAAGGTGCAGCCAAGCAAATTGGCTTTATGACAAAGAATTTAAACTTTTGGACTAACACTCATGCTACATGGATTAACGAAAATATGTGGAATGAATGCGAAATGAAGCCAAAAGATGACTTTTTATTAAACAGACCAGCCTTTGGTGGACTTGACTTGGCTCAAACTATTGATATTAGTGCTTTTTGTTTATTCTTCCCAGAGTTTGATGGTAAACCAGCTTTTCTAATATGGAAGTATTGGATTCCAGAAGATAATGTAAAGGAAAGAAGTCTTAGAGATGGTGTACCTTACATGGATTGGGCATTAAATGGCAGTATCAAGGTAACTAATGGTAATATTGTAGATAACGATGTGATTATTAACGATATTTACCTATTATTTCAAAAATACAATATTAGAAGCCTTGCTTATGACCCTTGGAGAGCAACTCACGTTGTTATTTCATTACAAGAAAGGGGAGTTAATGTAAGACCGTTTCCACAAAGTTTTCCGGAGATGAATACACCTATATGTGAGTTTGAGAAAATGATTACTGGTAAAAAGGTATTTCACGATGGGGATCCGGTAGCAAAGTGGATGTTATCAAATGTGGCATTAATAATAAATTCTACAGGATTAGTTAAGTTTGACAAAAGGAAATCTAATGAGAAAATTGATGGTATGGTTGCAGCTGCCATGGCTATTGGTGAGGCTATTGACCCTAAGAACAAAATTAATTTAGATTTTAATTTGATAATTGGTTAATTTTTTTATTTGCATATAAAATTATTAATAATCATCTTTGCAGTATGGAATTTTTGAATAAAATAGTAAAATTCATTAAAAGAAGTAGAATTACCAATCTTGGTCCTGCCAAAGACTGGAAATTGTACCAGGAATTGTTTGGAACTAACCAAAGAAGGGTTAGTCATGAAACATCTTTGTCTATACCAGCTTATTTTAGGGCATTATCTATTTTATCAGAACAAATAGCATCTTTACCATTCTCTATATACGAAACTAAAGCCGATGGCAATGTTGTTGAGGCGATAAGTCATCCTTTGTACTCTTTAATTAAATACAGACCATCAAGCAAATACGATACCTTTAGTTTTAGGGAAGCTATTATAAGACAAGCGGTAAATGGTTCAATGACTACCAAAAGTGGCAATGTTCTTATTATACCAAACAGAAATCAAGCAGGAAATGTAATTGATTTACATTTAGTTGATGTTCCTTGGGAAATGTACAAGATAAACGATGAGTTTTATTATAAATTAGAAGGTAGTACGGAAATTTATAGTTCTTTAGAGGTTTTACACATTAAATCATTTAGTGAGAACGGTTATTGGGGTAAGAGTTTGATTGAGGCTGGTAAAACAACTTTGTCAAGAGCATTACATGAAATTGACTATGGTAATGACATTTATGCTAAAGGAACTAATTTAAGTGGAACTGTTGAAACAGATTTAATCTTAAACGAAGATCAGTTAAATGTAATTAAGAAGTCTTGGGCAGATAAACACTCCGGACCTAACAATCAACAGGGTGTAGCCTTCCTACAGGCTGGATTTAAGTTTAAGCCAATTGCCTCAAGGTTAGAAGCAGCAGATATTGACGCAAGAAAATTAACTATTGAGGATATATCTAATCTTACTGGTGTTCCAGGCTTTTTGCTTTTAGGAAACAACAATATATCTACAACCAACATTGAGATATTAAACAGAATATTTGTTCAGTACACTTTAAGAGCCTGGACTAAGCGAATTGAAAATGAATTTAACACAAAGCTATTTCCACAAAAAGATTGGGGTAAATACTACGTTAAATTAGATCTTGACGAATTGTACCGTGGTGATGTTATGGCAAGAGCAGAGTTTTACACTAAACTTTACAATATAAGAGCCATTGCTCCTAATGAAATAAGAAATCTTGAAGGATTTAACCCATACGAAGGCGGTGATAAGTTTGGTATGCCATTAGCATCTAACAGTAGGGAAGTTCCTGCTGGAGAACCTAAATCTCAAAATGCACAGTAATGCCATATAAAAACTATCCTCAATCAGCAACAAATGCAGCAAAGAAAGCTTTGAAGCATAAAGAAGATAATGGCAGTAAGTGTGGAACTTCCGTGGGCTGGTCAAGAGCTAAGCAGTTGTTAAGCAGACAAGAACTTTCGGACGATGAAGTGATACGCACATATAGCTTTTTAAGTCGTGCTAAAGTGTATGACCAAGGAAAGTATTTTGATGAAAACGACAATGAGATATGTGGCTCAATAATGTACGATGCTTGGGGTGGTTCAACCATGTTGCCCTGGGCAGAAAGAACGGCTAATAAAATAATGGAAGATAGGTCAAATAATAACCAAATGGAAAGAAGATATTTTAATATTGAGTTTAAGAGTAATGCAGAGGAAAGAAAAATAATCGGAATAGCATCTTCCTTAAACAGATCCTATGACATGGGTTCTTTTGACGAGGAAATTGATATGGATGCTTTTAACGAAGCTGATTTTTCTGAAGCTGCTGCTTTATTTAACCACGACCAAAACATTGTGCTTGGTAGGGTTAAAAACAACACCCTGCAAATAAAAAGGGATGGTAATTCATTGGTATACACCATTGATCCTCCAGAAACAAATGCAGCCGAAGATGTGATGAAATTAATTAAACGAGGTGATATTTACCAATCTTCTTTTGCTTTTTCATTAAAGGAAAATGGAGATAATTGGCAAATGAAAGAAGGTAGAATGAAAAGGATTATTACAAGAATAGACAAGGTGTATGATGTTTCGCCAGTAACTTATCCGGCTAACCCAAACACTACTGTTGCTGCTCGTAGTATGGAAAATTATATTCAACAAAATGAAAAAGCGGAATGCAATTTCAATGAGTTTGTTGAATTTTTAAACAAATTAAAAAATTATTAAAATGTTGAAATCAGATGAATTAAA